AGCTCGTCTAGGTCCATCACCTCTGCGGCCTGGGTGTCGGTGTTTAGATTTTCCATTTCAAAACCATTCTTTTGCGTAGGTTGGACGATTCTTGTCGATCCAAGGTTTAGCCGCCAGCGTCAGTTCGTATGCGTTCCGTCCTATTGTGCTGCTTCCAATGTGGTGAACGTAGCTGGCACTAAGAAAGTGCTTGTAGCCCTTCTTCTCCAAGTCAGCGCAGATGACATCATCGCTAAAGTAATTAATCGGTGGAAACTGACAATCCTCAAAAGCCTCTGCGCTCATCCAAGCAAATATAGGGCTGACAACAGACAACGGCCTGACAAATGACTCATGCGTGAACTGCATATTATTTAGCACCTCCCCGTCATTCCACCTAATATTCTGGTACGGCCTGACTGCATCGGACCTTGACGCCACCAGTCCAGGGTTCTGGTTTAACTCCTTGCAAATAGCAACATCGTCCAGCAACATCCTATAACTGGATGGCGTCAAGACAATATCATCGTTTGCTATCACTACAGCCCCATACCCATCACTCAGCGCCCTGCTGATCACTGCGTTGTAGTCATCACCAAAGTTACTTGGCTCACCCAATATCAGTGTGCAGCCGTATCCGCTAACCACATTCTCTGGACCCTTCAGGTAAACCTGAACGTCAGGTGCGTACTGCCTGATACTCTCAAGCAGTACGGGTAAACCCTTACCGTGGACGGTGCTGATGACAATGGGAGGGTTCATTCTTCCAGCTCTGTGTCCATTTCCTCGTCTTCCACAATCCATGCATCACACGTTCTGGAGGCGGCGCACTTGAAGTCAAATATCTCGCAGTACCCCAAGTCCTCAACGTCTTCGCTACCGATACCCTCGGCAATGCAATCCAGCATCTCCTCGTCTTGGTTAAACGCCGAGCAGTTACCACAACGGCTCATCTTGGCGTCCTTGGCGCTCACATCCCACTTCTCTGCTTTACGCATCCAAAACTCGGTATTGGGCAGCTTGGGATTCTCTGGGCCGTATGCGGCCTTGGTAATCGCCTTCTCCCGGTTCTTCAGGTTGAGCGTTACGTCTTGGGTTGCCTCTGGACAACTGTCGTTAGCTTTACCGCCCATGATAATCATCACGGCGTGTTTCATCTCTTTGGGTATGGTTCTCATTTCATCCCCTTCTTCATCTTCTGCGCCTCGGACATGGCGATCGCCACGGCCTGGTCACGGGTCTTGACCTTCTGACCGGAGCTGCTCATCAGCTTCTTGTCCTTGTACTCGCCCATCACCTTTGCAATTTTCTTGGTTGCTGCTGTAAGTTTCATGCTGCCCTCGTCAGGTTACGTTTCAAACTGGAACCATACTTATGCATCTGCGAGCCGAACATCGCAGTCCCGGCATCGCTGGCAAATGTAAGGCAAAAGGCATCAGCCTTGTCGGGTGACGCCAAGCCACGCTTGCGAATCTCGTCCTTGCCCTCAATCTGAATTTTACCCCCGCTGGTAAAAAAGTACCTTACCGTCGCCAGTTCAGCAATCAAGGACTCATCCTTGGGAATAACGCAGTCACGCTTCTCCAGCCATGCCTTGGCCTTGTGCCACAGTTCAGCCTTCAAATTCCTATACGTACTCCCCAATGCCGGGGATTCTGCCACGTTAATGCCAACGGCTGGCAACTTCAGCTCACGAAGCCTGTCCACCACACCAGCACCAAGGCCAATACTATCCACCATAATCTCATGCGGACGCTGGTCCGGTGGCAATGCTTGGTACTCAGCCATCACCGCGCCAGTCAGTTGCATCAGGTCCAAGTTCTTCCACGTTTTGATTTCGGTAACAACATTCCCCTGCCGCTTGCACAGTGCGCTCCTGTCACTGCCAAACCTGGCAACGTCCAGCCCCCACACAATTTTAGCAACCAGACTCATCGCCACGTCCCGGCTAACTGCAGCCTCCAACAATTCCATCGGTATCACGGTATCGTCATCGCTGCGCGGGAAGTCTCCCAGTACCCGTATCCGGTAGGCGTTGGACTCCTCACCGTACCTGGACTTCATCTCGTCCATATAGGCGTCTGACACCCTGGGGCTGTCGGCGCAGCTCACCTTCATCGTCACCCAGTCATCCTTCAAACGGTTGTGCGTATCAAAAAAGAATCCGCTGCTGCGGACTGGGTTACCTAAGAGTAGCGTCACGGCCTTGTGGCCCGACATACTGCCTGCCGCCGCCTCGAACACCTGCTCTGGTATACCGCTGGCCTCGTCAGCCACCAGCATCACATTGTCGGAGTGGACGCCTTGCAGCGCCTCGGGCTGCTCTGCGCGTGATGTCCTGGCGCTGATGAACGCTTCTGTCGGTGCCTCTCTCACCTCGATGCGGTCCTGCTTCACCTCCAGCTGCTCCTGCAGTGTCGGTGGTAGCGCCTTAACCCAGCGTTTCAGTTCCGCGAACAGGGCATCGTATAACTGGCTTGAGGTAGGCGCTGTAACCACAATCTTGACGGGAAACCGCAACAGCAGGTACCAGATGATGGCCCATGACGCTGCCGTACTCTTGCCTACGCCATGCCCGGACCTAACGCTGATGCGTCTGTTGTTGGCGGCGATGTGGCCCAAGAATTCCTCCTGCCAGGGGTCGGGTTTAACGCCCAACACCTCTTTCACAAACAGCACAGGGTTGTTTCGGTAGAGTTGCGTAAAAGCAACAAATGGGTTTTCACTCATTTTTTAAATTTTTTGTGGTCAATGTGGGCAGTTTGATGTGTGTTTGGTGCTGCAGTTTACACCCCCCAGCTTTTTGTCAAGGGGGGGGCTGTACATCCATACAGCTATTCGGCATCTAGGACGGTAATCTGGCGCAAAGCATCGAGCCGCAAGCTTCCGATGTTAATGCTCACTTCGGTTTGTTTGGTGCCGTAGAGCTTGGGGTCCCACCTCTCAGCTAGCCATTGTCTAGTGCGGATGCGGTGCAGCGGTTTAGCTGGATTGTCATCCGATATGCTGTCAGCAATCTCTAGAGTCTCGCAAGCCATCATGTCAGCGGCGCGCACGCGCGCACGTAGTATATCGTCACTGAACCCCGTTTGACGTATCCAGACATCCAGGGCGCGCTTGCTGATGCCTAACGCCAGACAGACATCCGCAATGCTTTTGCCGTGTTCTAGCATCCCCGTTATCAACTCTGGGTCTATCGCGTCAAGCAATTCTAGGTCTGATCGTTTCTTTTTCGTGCCCGCCATGATGGTCCTTTGTAGTCAATGTAGGCATTGTAGTCATATGGTTTTAGGCCGCGCCAACTCCGCACACTCGCGCGCGCCCTGCCTAACCTATACATATATATCTCATATAAGAGTTAAACAGAATACATGACTACATTGACTACAAACAGCTATTTCCCCTCTGGTGCGCTGTAGTCAATCACGTCTAAAAGCATTGACTACAAAATGACTACTATTGACTACAAACAAGGGTAAACACCTATTCCGCTGCCGTAAAATCTGTTACACTGCCACTATGCCAATGTCGGCATTCACTAAAGTAAGGTACAGCATGCAGGTACATTTGACACTTAAAAGCGCGAATGCCAAGACAGGCCCGATACCCGTTAGCACAACGGCCAGCGACTCATGTCCGACAAACTGCGCCATGAAAGCAGAATGCTACGCTGCCACCGGACCATTAGCCCTACACTGGAAAGCAGTTAGCACTGGCGCGCGCGGTACAGACTGGCCGACATTTACCGCCGCCGTCGCCGCGCTGCCAGACGGCCAACTATGGCGCCACAATCAAGCCGGTGACCTACCACAGGCCAATGGCACGGTTGACGCTGTCAAGCTCGGCCAGTTAGTCGCCGCCAACACTGGCAAACGTGGTTTCACCTACAGCCACCATCGCGACGCCGCATCGATCAATTGGATCCGCCACGCCAATGCATGGGGTTTCACTGTCAATTTATCGGCCAATGATTTACAAGATGCTGACACTCTGGCCGACCACGCCGCCGGGCCGGTGGTGGTGGTGTTGCCGTCAACCCAAACAACTAACACCACCACGCCTAAAGGGCGCCCGGTGATTGTCTGCCCGGCCACTCAGCGTGACAATGTTAGTTGCGCTACATGCCAGCTCTGCCAGCGTCAACGGGCCGCTATCGTAGGTTTCCCGGCTCACGGTTCGCGTCATCGTGTGATCAATATGCGACTCGCCGCCTAATGCCCGACTGTGAGCGGCCATTGTGGCCGCTCATGGGCGCGCATTGACGCCGACACTTGGAGAAAATTATGACCCTGCCCAATATGCTCAGAGAGTGCAGCATCCCCCAGCTACTAGAATTCGCCGATAGTCTGGACCCAAACAATGGCTGGCGCGAGTCGGTCGCTGAAGATGACTCGATCACGCGCGACTCGCTGGCCGATGCCATGCTGGCCGCATATGACGACGCCGACACATGGATCAACAAATGAAAGCCTTTCTCTGGACCATCACGCAAGCAATCCTCGGCGCGGCCATCTGGGGCGCGCCCTTCGCCTACTATTTTTGGAGCATGAAACCATGAAAACCATAATCCTAGACCGCGCACGGTACACAGTGCGCGATGACCGGCACACGTTTAGGTCCGACATTCTAAAATTGACGGGTAAGCATAAGCCCGTCAAGCCTAAAGGCGGATGCGAACGACGATACCCGGCGGACGGCGCCAGTCTGTCAACGGCGGCCTATGTCGGGCAGTACTACGCTCTAAACAGTACTCGCAAGTTGTTTAAAAACAATGCGGCGCCCTACGGCGACGCTAACCTAGCCGGGTTCTATGAGGGTCTTAGCGATCGGGTGAGCATACCCGAGGGCGAGGACAGCATGGAATGCTCTTAGCGGCGGCGCTGCTCGCCGCCCTGGTGGCGGTTCTTTTCAACCTATAGACCTTTTTCTACGCCACGGCCCGGCGCATGTCGGACTTAGAAAGCCCGGCCACGTCGGGCGCTACGAAAATGTGCTTTTTAGATGGGTACTCTCTGGACGTCAGACGGCCCATGTCGGTCCACCCGGCCTCGCGCAGGGCATGAAATAGCGCGGCCTGGACAATCTTAACGCCGGGCGGCGCGGCGCCAGACCCCTGGACCCGGTCGCAGATGACGTGAAACGGCGAGCCGATCACGCCAGCAGCGAACGGGCCACGCCGCTCGCGCAGCATCTCAGTCAGTACGGACTCGGCAGTACTCATGCCCGCCTCGATCATTATGGCCTTGGCCTCGGTCATGGGTGGCGGGGCGGACGGGTTGAAAGCGGACACGTCACGGGCCATCAGCCAAGCGGCCACGCCTGCAAAGCCGTTACGATGTATGTACCAATTCCACAGGCCCACAGCCTCGGCCTCTGGGAGGCGCCCAGCCTCGGCCCACAGTACGAACCAACGCCTATCATCAGAGGGGAGACTGATCGAAACACGCTCGTTAGAGAAGGCGACGACCAGCACCCGGTTAAGGGCCATATACGGGTGCAAGCCTTTACGATTGATGGGGAGATACTCGGGCGGGGCGGCAATGACGGGCTTAAGGTGATTCTCCAACGCCCGGCGGTCCTTGGCCTCACTCTGGCGCAGCTCGGCAATCTCCATCACTTCGCACTCCAGCCCGTAGCCCCATTGCGAGGTCAGGTCTTCATTTTTGACCATCGAGCAATTGACCTTGGCCGGGCCTCCGATGGCCCAGAAGAAGGGCGCCAGCAGCGTGTCCTTACCACTGCCTGGCTTGCCGCCCAGCAGAACGGCGTGGTTGATCTTGTGGCCGGGATACTGGACCTTGTGGGCCAGCACGTTCAGGAGGTGCTCGCGCTCGAAGTCTATCGGGACCATGCGCGAGAGGTGGCGCAGCCAGATGCTGATGTCGCAGGCCACAGGTGTCGGGCGAGCGTCGCGCCAGCGGTTGCCGTAAACCTGGCCGTCCTTATCGACTAGGACCGACTCACCCGCTGAATAGGTGATACCGACCAGTGACTTGGCACCAGCGGCCTGGCGGTTCTCGTCGAAGCATACGCTGGCCTCGACCCGACGGGCGGACTTGCCGGTAGCGTGGATGGAGACGCACTTGATGTGGCGAAACAGGGCGTTAAAGGTCGCGCGCGACAGCTCGCGGCGGTCCACCATATCGAAGAAAGCCTCGTCATCCTGCAAGTATGCGAACCGCTCATACCAGCCTGACTTCTCGACCCGGCCCAGCTCCTGGCGCGCGACCTCGGCGATAACCGCAGCCGCCACGTCCGGGTAGGCCGGGCTAGGCTTGAGCTTGGCGAGGGCCAGCTCTAGATGCGCGGCCATCAGGTCATCACGCAGGCCGGGCGAGTGGCGGGGGCCACCGTTGTCGGCCACCCACGTCATAAAGGTGTTGCTGTCCAGATCGACGCAGTGACTGTGCATACAGCAGAACGCCCGGTTCAGGGGCATGTAGCGGCCCTCTGGGTTGCCGTCGGTATGCTCCGCGCTGTTGGGGCAGACGACACCCGCCCAGCCCTCGGCGTTGGCGCGGGAGAGCAGCAGACCCTGACCGGAGAGCCAAGCCAGCACATCATCGTCGCCATCGTCACTGATTCGGATAGGGCGGGGGCCACCAGACTCGGCAGGGCCGGGCGTCACGTCCAGGGCGGCGCAGATGTCGGCGAGTACGAACTCGCGCTCGGGGTGGAACTCAACCAGGGCAGACGCGAACTCGGCCCGGTCGGGCTTGAGGTTGACAGATCCGGGCAGTCGGAAGTTGCGGACGGGGTTACAGGCGCCGGGGTCGGTGTAGCCAGCAGCGGCGATGGCCTTGATAGCGGCGGCGAAGGCGCCCTTGGGCGGCTGTTCGCTGAAGACGTAGCCCCACTGGTAGTTATCGGGCGATGTCTCCATGATCCAAGTCGGCTCAAGCGGCGGGGTCTTGGACTTGGTGCCGATATCATCCAGCACCATCACGGCCACGTACTCGCAATTAGCTGACGCTGCGGACACCCGGCCCTCGACAAAGCGGTCGCAGATGAAGGAGGCGGTATTGCCATACCAAGCCTGGCCCTTACGGACACCGTGCGACGGCAGGTAGGAGGGCCAGGTGGCCTTGACGGCTCCATCGGCGTGGTACTGGCGCTCACCGCCCCGTAACTGTGGTTTTTGCTGCACAAAAAGCATCGTCTCGCCCTCGGGCGCCAGACTGGTGATAAAATCTAGGAATTGCATTGCCATCCTTTGCGCCGCCCCTGACCGGGCGGCGTTTTTATTTGCCGTAACGCGGCATCGTCTTGATCCCAGCGGCCAGCGGTAGGCCGGTGGCCCAAGCTGGCGGCGTAGTCATCACCCTACGCACTTCCTCTTCTGAACCGCCCTCGACGACGATCTCGTCATGGACGTGCAGAACTACACCATCGAGCTGTCGCAGGGCAAACCGGAGGAGGTCATTGGCAACGGCCTGCGTCACATTCTCGCAGGCCAAGCCCTTCCAAAGTCGGGCGCGCGGCCATTCTTTAGCGTCCTGGGCAGGCTTCCATGATGCCTTGGCATAGCTGATGCCGTCGTCCTCCAGCCGGGCAAACGGGTAGCAAAGCACCCGGCCTGAAGGTAGAGCGTACCAGAGATGCAGACCGTCGAACAGGTAGGTAACCCGCCCGGCAGCAAACTCATTATTTTTATTTCGCATGGCCCTGGTGTACTGCTGCTCGAGCTGCGACCAGAAGCCGACGGCCCACTGATTGTTGCGGCGCCAGGCGTCCACCATGCGCTTGGAGTCGGCCTCGGACAGGCGCACACTGTAGATTCTGGCCATCGACGCGAAGGCGCCCACGCCACCTGCGAACCCGCAGGCCAGCTCCTGCACCTTGCCGATTTGGCGCTGGGCTGACTCGCCGTCTCGGTCGTAGTCGGCCTTGATGTCGTCATAGGTGCGCTGGAAAGTACCGGCGGCGTTGACGATGTAGGGGTCTAGGCCCGACTCGAAAATGTCCAACTTGGCCTGGCCCGTCCCAGACAACCAAGGGTTTACCCTAGCTTCGATGGATGACCAGTCGGCAACAACTAGGTGTTCACCCTTGGCTGGTATCAGTGCAGGCCGTAGCATCCCCCGGAGGACATCGGTAACTCGCTGGCCGAACTTGGGGACGATGCTGTGGCCCCGGCACATTGCAGCCCGGACATCCTCGGGTGCCTTGGCGCACTTGCGGGTGAAGTTATGGACCTGCGCCCCATAGCTAGATGCGCGGCCAGTAGCTGAGCCTCCAGCGAAAACAAAAGCACCCCTAACTCGACTGTCCTCTTCATCTGCAAGCTGCGCGAGTCGGGCGAACTTGGCGACTGATGAGGCCCACAGGTCGTCGGCGCACTGGATGATTTCTTGGACATCGGGGGGTACCCCATCACAGTTAAGAAGGTTGGCGCGGACGGTCTTGTCGATGCTGACCTTGTCGTCCTTCTGCATCAGCGCACGGGCCTCGGGGCCAACTCTGTCCCAGACCCACTGGCGCATCTTAGGTGAGCGTACCGAGGTCAGCTCACCCTCTGACACCTCCTTGACAATCTGGGCAATCTCAGCGGCCTCTGTGGCGGCGTAGGACACGGCTGCACGGCAGAGCGGCACATCGACCAGGACGCCACGGTCGTTGATGCGCTCGTTGACATGGTAGTCCAGTAGCTCCTCCTCGGACAGTGGGCGCATGGCCTGGCTGATGGCCCTCATGGCCCGGACGTCCTGCTCACAATAGGCCACCATCTCGGCGGTCAGCTCAGCCGACTCTTGGAAGGGCGGCACACACATCTTGCGGATGAGGGCGGCGCCCCGGTGGTCCTTCTTCATGGACGCGCCCATGAACCGGCCCACGTCCTCCAGCGAGCCTGGCGCGCAATTGGCACGGGCCTGCGCGGCGGTGCAGTAGAACTGCTCTAGCGGGATGTTGACCTGCAAGACGTACCAGCAGATCAGCCGCTCAAAGGCAGCGTTGTGCGCCATGATGCGGTGGCCGGTCAGGTCGGGCAGTGGCTGGCCGGGGAGCCAGGTCAGCACCTCGCCGTCATCGACGGCATAACTCATACACAGCACCTCGGTCGTGAGGTCTTGCGCGTAGTTGTAGACGCCGCGACTTTTTAGGTCGCAGGCAGAGCGTGTTTCAAAATCGAGCCAGATCATTTTTCAAAGCCCCCTGTCACGGGGCTTCAAAAACTAAGCTGCTACGCGACGGCGACGGCCAGCAGGCGCCTCCACCTCGGGTTCACCCTCCATACTTATCCACTCGACAATCTCAAACACCGGGGTGTAAATCTTGCCGTAGGACTTGTGCTGGTAGTGATCCTTCTTCAACTTCACGACAGCAACTGGCTTAGTCTGATCTACATCGACCTGCTCGGCCAGCGCAGCGGCGATAGCCTGGACGCCACGCTTACCGCCCACCGAGGTGGTGGTGTAGCGCACTTCCATACCCTTATCGTCGCCCGACACGCACTTCAGGCTCATGCCAATCTGCTGCTCCCAGCCACGCTTGGCTGATGGCGGCGCATCTTCGATCTCTGGCAGCGGCTGGCTGACCGCTACCATCTTCTCGCCCAACACCTCGCCGTCGCCCCAAGCGATGAAGCCGTGGACGAAAGAGAAGGGGTTGACGGCCCAAGTCGAGTCATCCTCGACCTCGGTCTGGTCGGCACCAAACACCCAGTGGCCGGTCTTGTCCATCTTGAGGATGACAACACCAGATGGGCCAGCCGCCGAAACGGCCATGCTTTTAAGAGCGGAGGATAAGGTACTGATAGCTGGCAGACCAGCTTTTGAGAACACTGAAATATTACTCACGATTTTCCTTTAGACTAGTTTAGAGAGACGGGCAAGTTGTTTGCCCAGCAAAAGCACCTCGGGGCGAGGGTCATCCTCGCTTGCCAAGGTGTTACCCGAACTGATGGCGACGACCACATCGACAGGCAGGGAGAGCTTGCGCTTTTTCAGCACCTTCTCAACCTTCGCTGGCGACATGATGGATGTCTCCATCACTTCAGATTCTTCAAGGCCCAACGCGAACAGGGCGACCTTGGCCTTGTCCTCGTCGGTCCACTGTCTGATCGCGCGTTTGGCGACCAGTTTGTAATCTGGCAGTTTAGCACCCGACTCCATCATGGAGAGCGCCAGCTCCCGCAGGCTGGATATCCACGTCTCCAGCAGGTCGGCGTTCTTGAGGTAGTCGCTGATCAAGTTCTTGTCGAGCTTGTCTATCTTGACGGCAATGGCCCGGTCAACGGCGCCCGTCATGTTTGGGCAGATGGGCTTGGCCGGGCAGAACCGGCAGTGGTCGCCCACCATTAGCTGCGCGTCAGGCAGGGCCGACTGCTTGACGGCCTGCACCAGCTCACGCTCGAACTGCCTGATGCGCTCGGGTGTGGTCACCCAACGCCGCACCATAGGCGGCTGGATGATGACGCACTCCACCTCGGTCGCACCGTCAAAGGCCCATGCCGACTCTTGCGTCCGCATGGCGGCAGCAGCGTAGAACATGAGTTGCGCGTTCTCCTCGGCGTCCACGATCACACCGTCGCCAAACTTCCAATCCAGCACGACGGCCCGGTTGCCTATGCGGCCAATCAGGTCGGTCGAGCCGAACACGCCCGGCAGCAGGTCGCCAAAGCCGACGCGCGTCTCGGTGGCGAAGTTCATCTCCTCCTTGGGATCGACTTCGTTCAGCAGCGCCAGTGCCGACTTCAGCTTCTCGCAATGGTCTTCGCTCAGCGCCACACCGTTGAAGTTCTTGTCGAGCAGGCTGTAGGGGCTGGCGTCACCGTCGTTGACCAGGTAGTCAATGGCTGAGTGCAAGGCCG